ACTTGTAACGCCTCGCCGCTGCGTAGCCAGCGTGCAATTGTGATCCCATTATTTTCGCGCCTCCAATGCTGCCAAAATTACAAAAATGCCCGTCGGCATCGTGAGCGCCGCAATGATGCAGGCCTCGACGCCGCTATCGGCAAAATGCGCCATGGCAGTGCCGTCGGCCAGCAGGAGCACGATGCCCGCCAGGAGCCAGACTGTTGCTGCGGTGCGTTGCGGTCGGCGCGGGGTCAGGTGCGGGCTCAAATGCGGATCGCCAATCGGTAACCGGATCGTATCGCGGCCGACGTCGCCCTGGGGAGGGCGGGAGTGTGAGGTGCTCATGGTTTGTATTTTGTTGTTATTCGTTTAGCTAAGGCAAATCTACCCATTTTCCGATACTGAGCGCACGCAGCGCGTGGCGATTTTGCAAAAACACAACCGGCAAAAACCCACTGGCTCAAGCTTATTTGTGCTTTCAAACGATATTTTTTCACACGCGTCAAAAATCTGCCATCCTTCCAGGTCTCTTTCCCATCCGCCAAGAAGAGGCGATATAATCCGGTTCCTGGGCAATGCGTAACTTTTGCAACTACCTTTCCCCCATTTTCTAAAAATGAGCAGAAGTCGCCATTGCTAAATCCATAGGTGCGCCACATTTTACGCAACGCGATACCCCGCACGCACTCCGGCAACTACGCGCTCGTCCTGCGCTGGCGTCAGCGTCAGCATGCTGCCTCCGCCGTGCCATGTCTCGACGCTGGCGAGCTCCGTGAGCGTCCACCCGGTGGCGACGCGGACCAGCGTGGCCTGTGTAATTTTGACCTTGTATTTGTAGGCAGAGGGCAGCTTTTGCCCACTGGCCACCAGCACGCTAGCGCCCTTGCGAGCGCTGACTGGTAGCCCAAGTTTTGCGAGGGCAAGCTCTGCCAGCGCTGCGCCGGAGATTAACTCTGCAGCGCGGGTGTAGGTGTGCACGCAGGCTTTGCCGTTGACGGCGAGCAGGGCGGAATTTATGGCAGCCGCGTTGGCGCCTGTGAGTTTAATCGGTTTCATATTCGTTCGTTTGTTTTGGTTTACTCTGACGACGCACACCTTAGCGAAGCCGCTTGGCTAGCCAAGATAAAAATGAAACTATTTTTCAGCACTAAGCTAACCCCTTATCCTTGCGCGAGTTAGGGCGCGGCTTTTTTGCGTTCTCCCTGCTCGCGGCAGCCTTTTTAGCCGATTTTACAGCCCCGCCTTTACGGCCAATTTCGCCGAGATACTTTTTAAAGTCCATCCCAGCACTCTAGCCAACCGGCTTAGCTTAAGCAATAGCCTGTGCAAATAGCTGAGCCTCAGCTACTCGGCGATCCCGTAGCCCCTCGGTGTCGGGCCACAGCCGCACCTGTTTGCGAAACAAAGCAGGAATATCACTTAACTTACCATCTGCCAGCGCGTTACGGATGCCAAGCATCTCAGTTCGCCGCTCTCCTGTTAGTTTTGTGCCGCGATTAAAAACCAAACTTAACAAAGCACTTGCAGCATCTGGATGGATAGACTCAGCGTGCGGGTAGATGCGCAACATCTGTAGGTAAAACCGCGGAACCGTCTGCTCCTCGAATACTTGGCAAGCGGCATCCCACGGGATGACAATGTCGTGCAGGCCCACGCAAGCCTGGTTGGCATCCTCGCCGGTCACGCCGCAATAACGGCTGAGCCGTTCAATAGTGTGCGGCTGCAAATGGCTGCCCCAGTCTCTAGCGACCTGTTCCCGGGTGTTATAGCCGAGGTCGTAGCCGATGCCGATGGTGACGCCAGATGACTCCCCTGGCCAATTCGGGCGCGCCTCCCGCTTTGAATAGTAAGCCTCGGAAGTGGCTTCCTGTGCGATGATGAAATCTAAACCTTTGCGGGAGAGGTTCATTTACGCTTCCTGATTTCAAACACAGTTTGCACAATTTTGACAACGGTGTAAACCAGCGCGGCAAACATGCTAGCGCATCTGAGCCACGCGTCAAAATCGCTAAGTGACACAGCTAGAGCGGCTAAGTTGTAAAAATTTACCCTCAACATTTCGTCGATATTGCGCTCAAGCATGGCTCAAAAAGGTAAGCGTTGAGGCAGGCGTTGGCAAGCGTCCCAACTCGTCGTATATGCCGCTGGACGGCGTAATTGTGTTAGGTCCTAGGCCGTTTCCATCTTGGCCGGCGGGGGGCAATACGCGGTTTGGTTTTGCGAGGACGACTAACCCGGCGGGCGGTACCTGGTTGAGGTATCTCTGCTGCATTAGCGGGATTTGCGGTACGGGGAGCACAGTCATTTTTTAAACGGGCAAGAAGTTTAGGACCATAAGCGCCAATCCCGACGCCTAAAGCGCCAGAAGCAAGCACCCAAAGCGTTGGAGCGATGAGAGAAAGCAGGTTTAAGAAAAGCGGAATCATGGCGGTTTTACCCGTCATTTTTTATCCCCGGGCTGGAGGTGTGAGGCGCCAAAATAAAACGAGACAACCATACCCCAGCTTGTGCCAAGGCTGCCGATAAGCATTTGCAGCCCAGCATTATCCCAAGTTTTTAAATCTCCAGTCATTAGGCCGACGAGGATGGCAAAAAAGCCCACGGTGACAAATGAGGCCAAAATTGCAGGCGTCCGCGAGCCAGTCTGCACCTGCATTTCTCGCGCTGATGCTCGATCTGCCTGGGCCAGTTTCTCGCCGTCAATACCTAACTCGGCCATGCGCGTCTTGAGTTGCAGATCCGCGGCCTGCAAGGCGGCCATCTGCTCCGCTGTTAGGTTGCCAGCGTTGAGGGCTTTAGTAACCTTTTCGGTCGTTGCATCTGAGAGGCCGAGACATTTGCCCACAGCCTCGACAGCAAGGCCGCCCATTGGGCCGCCAAGTAATGTGCCGACAGTTGGTAAAACTTGGGATATCCAGCTCATTTAGAACGTTGCAAGAGTTGCTCTCCTCCAAGTGTTTGTGGCGGTGCAGATATAAAGTGCCGTATCGTTGAAGGCCATTTGTCCAGGGCGACCGATGCTTGTAGCCGTACCAGGTACGTTTGCACCACTGGGCGCGCCTGTAACAAACATCGCTGTAACGCACCGCAAAGATCCTGTGATTGTTGTAGATGCGACCGTTTGCGGAACTCCAGAAACTGAATAAGTCCCAGCTCCTCCCGTTCCAGTTCCGGCTCCCACAATTGTTGTGCCGGCGGCAATGCCAGTGCCAGTCAACACCATTCCAATTTGAAATTGTCCGTTGCTTGTTACACTAAGGGTTAAAGTGTTGCCGCTGATTACTCCAGTGCCAACAGCTCCGGCTGTTATGTATTGTGTATTTCCATCCCACTCAACTGCATGAGTTTGTGGACTTGTCATTAGCGTCCCAGCTTGAAAAAAGAACGGAGCCTGACCTGAGTTGGCACCATTTGCCCTAAAGGTTTGGTATTGAGTGAATAAGTTTGTGCCAGTTACCGCGTTAGCTGCACGCGAGGAAGTTAGCGCCACAATTAATGTGTCAACTCCAATTGTTAGCGGCCCAATCAATCCCAAATTTTGTCCCACAGTATAAACAAACCCACCGCCGCTGTTACCTTGTTGGATGCCAATAAATAAAGGCTGGCTAAGCGTGCCCTGAAACCATGTTGGCCGACTCAAAGAAAACGAGGTCCCAGAATTTGAATCAACAACCCACGGTCCGCCAGTTGCTGGAACTCCTTGACTTGCAAGCAAAACGACATCGCCAGCAATTAAAGTTCTTAGCTCAATAACCGGCGCCGTGCCCGTAACCATTGTCGAAACTGTTGAATTGTAAACATTTAGAGTTTGAGCGCCGGAGCCTGTTGCGTTTCCGCTCAAAGTAATTTGTGTCGCAGAATCAACACTTTTTATAACCAAAGCCGAAATCCCGCTCCCATTAAATGACATGCCGGGAACTAATGTAACCGTTGTTGATGTAAAGGTTACAACCGCAGACAGATTAGTCCAAACCGCCCCAGTCATTGTGCCTGCAATAGCTGGAGTTATGTTGGCCGTGTGGCGCACTGTCGCCATTTGTATCCCAGTTCCGCTGCCTCCGGCGCCCGATATTGCTGCCGTTGTGAGCGTTGTGACGCGGCCTTTGGCGTCAACAGTAATCACCGGCACCGTGGTACTGTTGCCAACATTACTTTGAGCAGTCGTAATAGATGCAAGAGTTGTTGCTGGAGAACCCGCTGTGGTTGTTACATCGCCCGTCAAAGCGAGCATTTGCGACGTAGTTAGGGTGCCACCAGTAAGACTCGCCGCACCGATCCCCGCCGGTGTGATTTGAGCGATCTGGGAGGCCGTCAACGCTGGCACCTGAGCCGTGCTGAGGAGCCCTATCCCATCGAGACGAGGTACACCTCCAGCCGTGGCTAGCGTAGTAAGCTGGGAGGTTTGGACGTAAGCAGCAAGCTGAGATGTGGTTGCGTAGGTTGTTGCCTGAGCTGTGGTCAACGAGGTGACTCTGCCCTTTGTGTCCACCGTCACCACTGGGATCACATTGGCACTTCCTTGAGCGCCCGTGGGCAGCCCCGAGATGGTCGCAAGCTGAGACGTGCTCAGGGTGCCGCTTGTGATGTTACTGGCGTTGGTCGTGTCCGTTGTTGCGCTGGTTGCCAGCCCTGAAATTTTACTGGCTGCAATTGCTGCAGCCGGATCTACGTCGGCATTAAAAAGCAGCGTTGCGGGCGATTGCACCGCACCTGCTACTGATTTCCATAATCCGGTCCCGCCCACAAGGCTGAGCGAAGTGTGGATGTGGCTAGGCGTTGAGTCTCCAAACTGAGCAGTGACGGTGTGATTGTTTCCAGTCGCGTAGGCTTCAAGCGCAATATAAATGCGGTCTGTTGCAAGTATCGCAGTTTGAGGCACTAAGACAGAAAGCGAGTATTGTGCCGACGTGCCGTTGATGACCTGCGCGCTCGAGGGTGAGCCAAGCGCTGTCAGCGTGCCGCCACCGGCGATACTGTAGATATAAGCCACCGCACGAACGCTTGTTCCCGCCGCCACATTAGCATCTCCAAAGCACCAGACATTTGTATCCCAAAGTCCTGCCGGAATAGAAATTACAGCCGGATCTTGTGGCGCAGTCTCGCTGACAAAACCAGCGATGAGTGTCCAAACATTTTGTGTAAGTGAGCCCGTTGTGATGGTTGTCTGGCCAGCCTCGCCGCTGCGCCCGAGCTGGTGCGGAGTGCCAGGGATGTTTGTCACCGGCGCGTCTGCTGCGGTGGATTGGTTGAAATAATAGGTTAGCCCGTTGGCTCCTCCACCACCTCCACCCGTTGAGGTTGCAGGAGCCCACTGTGAGCCATCCCAGGTGAGCACTTGGCCGGCACCAGGAGTCTGATTCGAGATTGCCTGGGACTGGATTTTTACAACCGTTGTTGCCGGGTTGCCTGCCGTGCTCGTCACGTCGCCGGTGAGCGCCGCCACCTGGTCAGTGCGGAGCGTCCCACTCGAGAGCGTTGCAAACCCTGATGCCTGGTCGGTGCTGATTGCGCCGATATTGGCGGGCGTAATCCCTAGCGCAGTGCGTGCTGCGCTGGCGGTGATGGCTCCTGTTCCGCCTTTTGTAATGGCGATCACATCTCCAGTCGCAACGGCGCCAATTATTACAGGAGTGATTTGCGAAATTTGGGAGGTCGTCAGCGCGGGAATCTGCGCGGTTGTCAGTTTGCCGCCAGCGTCGAGCGTGGCGACGCCTCCAAGCGCTCCGAGTTGAGTTGTGGCAATGGCGCCAACATCCGCCGCAGAGGGCAGTTTATGGACGTGATCCGCGCGTGAGTAACTAGAGGAAGTGCCTGCTGCTGCGGAGCCTAGATCCTGAGCGGCAGCGTTGCTGCCCGCGTTGAGCATATCGCCCGTCGGTTTGTTAAGTGCCATAAAATTAATCGCTAATCCCATCAAAAGGATAACTCACTGGAGCCTGCCACAGCCAAGATGGTGCGCAGATTGTCCACGATGGGAACGGTTTAGGCGGATAAAATACATCGTTCTCAAAATCGTAAACGTAGCCAACTCCAGCGTAATTCCCGCGAAGCGCCACGCCTCCATCTGGTTGCCCATCGGCGCCGTAGTGGATGCCTCCCTGCGTGTTGTAACTGGTTTGCAGCCAAGTTCCCGGGGAATCGTCGACAAACGTTTCAAAAAACTCAGGCTCAGCGACGATGACTTTTACAACCAAACCATCAACAATTTTTGCATAATGTCCCATAAATTAATTGGTGATAAAATTCCCCGAAGTTGTAAACGTGTGATAAGTGTATCCACCAACAAATGTTATTGTTCCGCCAGTCGCTATTTGAGGTCCCAAATAACGGATAATTACAATTCCTGACCCGCCGTTTCCTCCAGCGCCAGACCCACTTCCGCCGCCGCCACCGCCAGTATTTGCTGTACCATTGCCGCCTTTAGTTCCCGATCCTGCCGTTCCAAGCCCTCCCCCTCCTGCTCCTCCGCTTCCAACTCCACTAGAGCCGCACCCTCCCCCTCCTCCTGCATAAGTTGTTCCATTTAACCATGCTATTCCTGCCCCACCTGCGCCTCCCAAAGCAGTCACTGGAGTTTGTCCCACAGCATTAGCCCCCCCACCTCCTCCAGAGCCGCCTCCAGAGCCATTGGCTGGAGTATAACTTGCCCCGCCATTTTTCCCTTGGCCAACAGTTCCGGTTCCTCCCGCAAAACTTCCGCCTCCAGCAATAGAGCGCGCGCCACCTGCGCCCGATCCTCCAGAGAGCCCCGCAGCGCCAGGATACCCAGAACCTCCAGTAAGGGCAGTAATACTTAACCCAGTTGAGTTTGTGGCATCGGTGGGAATTGCATCGACTGCCGCACTGGTTCCACCTGCGCCGATCACAATAGGATAAGTAGTGCCTACGCTAGCAGCAAAAGAGCTGGCAATATACCCTCCCGCTCCGCCACCTCCACCATAAGTCCCACTAGTTGTTCCGGGGCCGCCCGCTCCGCCACCTGCAACAAGCAAAATGTCAACAATACTTATTGTCATTCCATGAGTATGGTCAGCCCTGGCGGCAAAGGTGGACGTCCCCACGGCTGATGCGGAGGCAATATTTGGCGGCGCCGCAGTTGCAAGCGTGACTCCGCTTGCAGCAGTGGTTGACGACAGCGCAGTCACGCGGCCTTTTGCGTCAACACTTAAAACTGGGATTTGAGTGCTCGATCCAACCGATGATTGAGCTGTTGTGATGGTTGCTAACGTCGTTGCCGGATTTCCTGCGACGTTTGTCACATCGCCTGTTAGCGCAAGCATTTGCGCGGTTGTCAGCGTGCCGCCGGTAAGCGTAGCAAACCCTGATGCCTGGTCGGTGCTGATCGCGCCGATATTAGCTGGCGTAATCCCTAGCGCAGTGCGTGCGGCCGCTGCGGATGTAGCGCCAGTCCCTCCAGAGCTTACCCCAAGCGTGCCTGCAAGCGTTACAGCGCCCGTTGATGTTGTTGCTGGCGTTAGCCCAGAAAGTGATGTGGTAAAGGACGTTACGCCCGCATTAGCCGCAGCAAATTGGATAAAAGAAATGCTACTGACTCCAAAATTAATAGGCGCGGGAGTCTGCTGCACCCAAGCTGTGTTCGCGAGCGTGCTTCCAAGCACGATGACAAAATCACCGGCCTGCACCTCATTGATCCCAGAACCGCTTGTGTCATAGTCAGTTGCTCGCGTAAGGATGTAAGGCACAGTCGATCCATCACCTTGCCGAGTGACGGTATAAACGCCGTTTTGAAAGGTGCTTCCCTGATTTTTTACAAGAATGCGTTGCCCTACCGAAACCGTAGTGCCGTCAACCTGCAAAGCCGTGTTGGTGCCGCCTGTGAGCGTAGCGTTAACGCCTACCCCAGCGCCGCCAGGCTGGTTATAAGTAGCCGCAGGCGATAGGACTGCGATGGTGCCATAGTCGCAAGCATCGTGAAAATTTACGCCTGAACCGATTGCGTCGGCGTAGGCTTTGTTGACAATGTCTGTTGCTGCTCCTGGAGCGGTTGAAACTGTGCCTGTCGTAAGAGCAAGGCTCGTGATCTGGTCGCTGCCGCCAGATGCATGCGTGGAGGCGTGCGCCGTTGGAGTACGCGCGTTTGTTAACCGCGAATCATTACCGACGCAAGCAGTTGTGCCGGTTGTGCCATAAGTCACAGTGAGCGTGCGATCCGCGGTAAGGTCGCCGCCTCCAGTTAATCCGGTACCTGCTGAAATTGTGCGGCTTGTGGGAGCGGCACCAATATCACTGGGCGCTAGCGCATCGGTGCCTCCAGTGGCGTGCGTCGATTTGTGCGCGGTAGGAGTCCTTGCGTTTGAAAGTCGTGAATCGTTGCCCTCTGCAGCGGTGCCTGCTGTTGTGCCAAAAGTTACCGACACACTGCCCGGCTTCCATGTTGCATTTGCATCGTCCCAAACAATTCCCTGCCCGGCTGTCGGTTGCGTCGCGGCTAGCGGTCGTAGCTGCAAACTTACAGCATCGGCCGGCAATGGCGCCCACCAAGTTGGGGAGGTTGCTGGATCGTTGTTAGTGTTGCCGTTTTGTATGCAGATCCAAGCCTCACGCTGTGCGGTTGCGACAAGGTCGCCCTGAATGTAGGTCGCAGCCCCCGACCACGCGCGGCCTCCAATATCTGTTCCGCCGCCCCCAGCTCCAGCTACAACCGCACGCACCACAATTGGCACGCCAGTCGGTGGCGCCGTTGCAAAAACAATCGTTCCGCCGTTAGCTGCGGAGATTGTCCAATCAACTGTTGGCCGCTGCTCAATGCCGCCAACGCTTGCTAGATAGGCGCTTACGTCGGTCGAGGTGTATCCGTTGATCGGAGAAAACGACGCGCCTCCCGCTGCCGTAAAAGTGCTAATGGCAGTCCCGCCCAATGCCCCCGAAAACGCCAACTCTTGCACGCCTGTATCTGTGCCGAGATAAAGCTTAGCCGTTGAGCGGTTTGCGGCCAACTCGCCAAGGGTGAGCGTGTCAGGCGCTCCAGCCCCGGGGGCAGAGTTTAGTTTGGGGATGATGGGAAATGCCATAGGGTCACTTAGTAAACGCCAGCCGTTGCGACAGTTGCGGTGCCATCCACAGCCACGTCAATGGAGCCCGACGCCTTAACACCGCCAAGGGCTAGCGTGGTTGCAACTGGGAGCGTGTAGCCGGATCCGGTCGCAGACAACACACCGTATCCGTCAATGCTGAGGCCGTTGCCGACTTTGATTGAGCCGAGGTCGGATGTCGTGGCGGCAATTAGCTGAGAAGTTGAAAGTTTGCCCGCGCCAGTAAGCTGCGGGACGCCAGAAGCCACGGCAGCGGTTGTAAGCGCGGATGTTGCAACTGCTCCCACGTCGGAGGCAGAAAGCGTTACATTGCCGTCAATCGGGACCTGCGAATTTACGGAAATCACCTCACTAGTGGCGCCGTGAATTAAGTCCCAAGATGTGCCGTTGTAGGCCATTACGTCCCCAGCGAGGATCTTGGTATGCCCATCAACTGCTGTGATTGTGGCGTTGGCTGTTGCCACGTAGTAATTGCCTTTTACCCCGACTCCGGTTGCGAGCACCGGGTTGGTATTAGGCACCCACGTCCCTTGGTAAACCAGCGCCCCTGCAGTGCTTGCAGGCAACTGGGAGGCAGAGATTTTACCATCGCTTCCAAGCTGCGGCACAAAATTAGCCACAGCACTGGTCGTGAGACACCCGAGTTGGGCGGTCGTAATGGCAGCAATTTGGGCCGTAGATAAATAGCCGTCCCCGTTTAGCCTAGGCACTTTATCTGCCTCTTTAAGCGTCGTGAGTTGCGACGTTGCAACTTTGTCGGAGCCAAGCTCAAAAACGACATTGTCGTTGGCCTTGAGATAAACTTTTGCTGTTGCTGTGTTTACAGCCAATTCAGCCAGGCTGAGATTGTTTGCCAGAGGAGCAACCTGACTGGTTTCGGTTGCGTTGCGTTTGGGAATAATTGGGTTGCTCATAACTAATAAGTGCCTGCGTCAAAGGTTGTTGGGATCCAGCGAAAGCCGTCATAAACTAAAAACTGAGCGCCTGCGGGAGGCACCTCGGAAACTGGAGTTGTTTGGATACCCGTCACAGTCGCCACGGATCCGCTGGGGCCAACGCTTAACGCAACGTCTCCAGAGAGAGAGGTGAGGTCGCCAGGGGCGCCCTGTGGCCCCTGCGGCCCGACCGGGCCTTGAATGCCAGGGATCCCGGTTAAAAGTTCAACGGCGACGATGCCGCATTCGTTTGCGCAGCTCATAAAATTGTGATTCTCGAGGAAATGGCCTGCAGCTTAAACCCGTCCGAGGTGCGCACAGCAAAAAGGCTCATCGTCGCCCGCTGTGGCGCCAGCAATGCGGTAGCAGTGTGAGTGATGCGGATGCACCCATCAACGCCCTCAGTGGTCACTGTGGGGTCAGTGATCGAGGCTCCACTTGTGGCGCGCAATACGGCGGAAAAAGTGTATTCGTCTAGGCTAAGTTTTGCTCCATCCGCGCCAATAAAATGAAACCCCAAGGCAAAATCCGTTCCTCGGATAATTGAGCCAGAGGTAAGCGCGGGAGTCATACTATTAGGGGGCGCGTAAAAATTAATCGGCCCGGTCGCAACAGCCAGAGATGGCGGCGACATCTTGCGGCCAAGCTTTGGCCCAGATCAATTCATCCGCCAGCGGGGGCAGTTTGTCAAGGCTGCAGGGCGGATCGTGGGAAAGCAGCAGGAATTTATCATCGCAGGTCGTGGTCTGCTCGCACCGGCGGCAGGTGTCACTACGTTTATCCACCAGCCAGCTCGGAATCATTCGTTGATCCTCATTTTATAGGTGATTGTGCCGCCGCTGTATAGAGGCTGAGATTCATCGCTTTTGAAACCGTTAAAATAAACGGTCTCAAAACCTTCTCCTGAATAAAGAATTGTCACCGGAACGCGCCAATAGTTTGCGTTTGGAAGGTTATTGTCTCGCTGGTAATCAAACATCGCCAGCGCTCTGGGAAATGCAATGTCGTCAGGAGCCCATTCCGGAGCGACCGTGTCAAATGAATAGGGGCCAACATCAAGCATCGTATCAGGTGAAATCTCGGTTCGCCCACCCCATCCCCAGAGGAGTCGCATTCTATCGCAGTTTTGCCAGCCTGCGCGCCTGGGTCGATACGGGTAATGAGGCTTCCCACATTGCTGCATCGCACGGGTTTCCGTTGGGTCTGCTGGCCATGAAAACTCAGCAGTGCCGGTAACAAAAGGCGAAGAAACCTCAAAAAGCATGCTGAAGTTTGTTTTAAAATACCACTGGTAGCAGTTCATTTTTAGACACTTGACCAATCAAGCAGGCAAGGATTTGGGACGATGGCCGAGCACACATTGATGATTTGAGAGATGGCTCCACTTGCCACAACCGCCGTGCCCACAAGGATATATTGAGTGTCAGCCGTGTTTGCCAACACCAAGCTTGATGGCTGAAAACTGATAGCTGTGCTCCCGGTCGCAATTGTCATCGTGTCTGTGTTCCACAAAACCACGCAATAAATGTAAGACGTTGCGGTGATGGTTAAATTGTACGGAGTCTCTGGAGTCATCCCATCTGGATTGCGCCCAGCCACTTGCCCATATTGGATATTAACTTTCAGCGTTGAACCCGCAGATGCATCTGTAAGTTGAAACGGACAAACTGAAGTGCTGGAAGTGCTTCCAACAACTCCTTGCCCAGAAACTATCAAACTTGTGCCCCCAGGCGCCCGCATAAAATTACCACCGACGACGCCCACAATCTGATTTGACCGCACCTCCCGCGTAATGCGGTTGATGTGGTCAGCCAGCACCGTCATCCCTTTTTCAATTTGTGGCAAATCCATTTTTAAGAAGCGTAATAAATAAATGTGTCCCAGCCCCCTAGGCTGCTTCCAAGCCACTCGTAAGAAATTTTGTACAGCGGCCCCTCTTGTACAACGCTTGCGCCGGTCACGATAAAATTGACCCCCGATGGAGTCATGTTGGTCGCAAAATCAGGGAAGTTTATTCGCCCAATCAAGCCAAGATTAGGCTTACTTGCCGCGCTGTAAGTGTGTTTGATCGTGATCCTTGGAGCGAGATAGCTGGTAATATTTTTGCCAATGTACCGCTCAAGGTAAACGCCGAGAGAACCCATTTGAGTCGAGGGAGTCCACGTCGACGGGTTAGGTTGGCCGTTGCGCCACAATCGGTAACTCGCCCACTGCGCATCTGTAAAAACGCTAAAGCGCGGGTGACTTTCAATCGGCTCCGCGGATGTTGCAACCTCGCAACTCCAAGTTTCTGGAAACACTGTAGGAGGCCCACCACCGCCCGGATCTGGGTTTGGTATTTCGTCCGTAAACGTCTGCACCAGAGTATACTTGCCGTCGTCAATGGTTTGCGACCATGTACGCGCATTAGTGTCCGGCGTCATTTCGCTAAAACTCTCCAGCGTCTGCTCAGTTACCGTGTAGCCGCGTTGATCGCGCGAAACGGTCTGCTTTGTAAGTGTTGCAGCCATAAATGTTTATCCGTAAACCACACCAGAGCTGCCAGTTTGCCCCTGAAGCATTTTCAAAATGATGTTCGTCTGATTGATGCCTTCAGCGGCTTTTTCCTGCGCTTTAAGCTGCTCCCTTGCAACGCTTAAGGCTTCGTCGCCACCAGTCGATGGGCCAAACATATTGCCTCCAATTTTGGTAAGGGAAGATACAAAATCAAAGCCGCCAATGGGTTGCTGTTTTGGCGCAACAGGTGGGATGACTTCAGCCGGCAGAGGCGTTGGATTTTCTTTTCGGGCCTTTTCTCCCTTTTGTACTACGTTTGTTATTAGACTAGTGCTCAACTCTTTAAGCGCGGAAGTCTGCTCAATTTGAGGCGCAGATTCAGCCGCTATTTTTGCTGCGTTTGAAACATTCTGAGCAGACTTTGCAATCAGCGGGGCAATGTCTGTTTTCCCTTGAGTGAGATTTTCGGTAGACCGCGCACCCACCTGGCTTGCGTAATTTTGCAACGCTTCTGCCCCTGCTGCGGCTTTTTTTCCAATAAGGGGAATGGCTTTCCATTTGTCCAAAATCATCGCAACACCGTTTGCCATGATCTCAATAAACGCTTGAGCCGCGCCAACTAGAGAAAATGTCAACCCCTCCCAAAATTTGCCCTCTGTCAAAATGCTAAAGCGTTCGACCATAAACTGGATCACGCCAGCCAAGACGCCGCTCAAAGTTTTTGAGAGAAAATTAACAGCCGCAACAAATCCAAACTTGAGAGACTCAAAAACAAGAGAGCCTAGTTTGCCTTCAGAAAATGCCTCAATAATTATTGCAATTACGGCACCTATGTCTTGCCCGATCCCAGATAAATCAATTGCGTTAAATGCCTCAACGGCAGACATCAACATCGGAGCAATTACAGCCGCCATGCCCACATAAAGTCCTTGCAGTTTTTTTGCTGCCTGTCCAAGCACGTCGGTGACGCGGTCAAAGATGCCTGCGTTTTCTTTCATCAAAGCCGCCTGGGCGCCGATTGATTTTGCAGCGTCATCCAGTCCACCAGCCGCAAAAAGCGCCAGCATTTTTCCTCCAGACTTTCCGAAAATCTCCATCGCTGCGGCTGATCTTTCTGCCGGGTTGGTGATGCCATTAATTGCAGCGCCAAGCGTTTGCATCTGCTGTTCTGCATTCATGGCAGACAAACTCGATGCACTAATTCCCAATTTATCAAAAGTCTTGGCAGCCTCGCCGCCAGACTCAGCAGCGGCCACGATGGCCTTTTGCATTTTGTTTACGATGGGCTGCACTGAGTCAGCTCCTAGCCCTGCCTGCTCAAAAGCAGTCTGCAGCACCATTAATTTATCCACCGCTAGCCCGGTTTGCGCAGATAAATCTATCAGCGCCCCACCCGCTTCCATGGCTGCATACATCCCTCGCGCAGCAACCGCAACAACGGCCATTACTGAGGCTACAGCGGCCATTGCTGCCGTTGCAGCCTTCATTCCGGCAGACATTAGCAACCCTTGCCCTTGCACAGGCGTAGCGGCTATTTTGCCAACGTTTGGAGGAGGCGCAGTGGCAAGGTCTTTCATCGCCTTTTTTGCCTTTGCTGCGCCTGCCGCAAACTCGGCGGCATCCATCCCCAATTTTACTTTTATGTCGGCCATAAATTAAGCGGTGAAGCCAGCGGCTGCGGCTTGTTTTTTTATGTAGCCTTCAATTTGGCGCATCATGTTTTCAGTTTGAATGTTCATGGCAATTTGTCCAATGCGCTCAATTTGATTACTTTGGTGATGCGTAGTCATGTTGACTGCCGTCAGGTAATAGCCCCATTCGCTGCGCTCAACAATTAGCCGAGATCGAGCCATCCCATGCCGCTCGATCCACTTAGGAAGCGTGATTCCAAAGTATGCAGCAGCCTTGCTCCAGCCTGCAGCGACACTACCTTGCCTGACTAAGATGCTTTTGCGCACAAAGTTGATCTGCTTTAATTGCGCCGCGCGTTTTGGTTTTCCCTTAATCCGCTTGCGATAATTCCGCGCACCGAGATACCAGCTAAGCGCCTCTTGTTCGCTTCCAAAACTACTAGACGTTGTTTTCTGTGCGCGTCTAAATGCCTTTTGGATATCAACTTCGATTGCATCCTGCCCGCGTCTTTTTCCGGCCGCAAAATTTATCCCACCGGTTTTTTGCCCTTTTGCGTTGAGCTTAAAATCTGGAGTCTTGCCTCCCATTGGCGGTGTGATCGATAACAAGTTGCGGATAACTCCTTTAAAGTTTTCGTAGATAACCTCTTCAGCACTGCGCTTGCCAGTCGCTACCATGCTTTCAAGAGCGCGGTAAAACTTATCAGTGCCAATAAATTCCACTTTAGTCTTCATCTTCGGGATTTAGCGCAATGGCCAAAAGCTTTTCATACTCGGCTTTAGGCGCAGGCTTTGCTCTTACAGTCCACGCGCCGTTTGCCCACAGCGATGCGTGCAAATATCTTAAAGCGCGGTGGTAAGGGAGTTCCCATAAAATAAAATGCTCTGAGAAATGATAAGCGGAGGCCAGTGCGTAGACCGAGGATTCGATCAGGCCTGGCCGCACTAGTTTCCCGGCGCGTCGTCTCTTGAGCTTCCTGGGCGTGGTTCAACATCAACCGAGTTTCGCACAGAGGCTGCCGCAATTCGCTCAATTTCAGCAGTTAAAGCCTTTGCGTCTCCTAAATCCACAGTAAACCCAAACTCAAACGCTGAGGCTTCGGCGGTGCCATGGCGAAGCGCTGCGATGACTTTTGGCAGCGGTTCAGTGTGCATCCAAGCAAAGGCCACAAGTTGTCGCTCCACCTCAATTTGATCCGTGGGAGTTTCGCCAGAGGTAAACATTGTAAGCCCCATTTGGTCACAAGCGGCTTTGCTGCCAAACGTTAGCGGGCGCAGCTTTAAGCCTCCCACCATTTTTTCACCGTCCAAAAAGTCGTCAATTTGCGTCATAATTCAGCAAGGATTTTGTTTTTCTTGGCCTCAGGAAGATCCGGATGAATGACTGCAACACGGCCCCCACGGCGGATTAATACGGCGGGCTTTAGTGTTTTGATCCATGCCTTCATCTTCGCCATGTTGTCGCGCTGTAGGCGCATGTAACTGATTGGGTGGTCTGGATTTTCCACGCACCAAGTTGGCGAAAGCCAGCGCCGGCGGAACTCCCCAAAGTTTACGACCTCAGCGCCAAACTTAACGTTAATGCAGCCATCCATACACCAAGTGACTGTTTGTTGCGGGCCCGAGTTGGTTTCCTCGACGGTCCATGAGTACGGGTCCTCCTCAAGGAGCTGCCCACCGCAAGTCAACCAGGCGCTGACTAAGTCAGTATTTGGCGACTTGAGCGGCGGCAAGTTGTCGCGCACAAAATCAATTTGCTGTCCGATTTTCATGTGATTTTAGAAAGGCTGCGGTTAACTGGCATGCGGGTAACCTGTTCCGCTGTAGGAAAATCCTACCCAATCTTCGTTTGCCTCGGTGATGGTTACGTTGGTGATAATCACCTTGCCGCTAACGCCCGTAGGAGCCCCGGTAGAGCCACCAAGGGTCACGCCGCTGTCTCCCTTGCCCTTGACGGTAAACGTGTAGAAGTCGTCTGTGTTGCGCGCGGCTGAGTGTTGGCCCGTAGATTTAAGCAGCTGCTTGGTGTCTGCTTTGTGCTCAAGATCAACACTTTCAATGAGATCTCCAGAAATTTTTGTAATGCCGAATGTGCTCATAAATTATGCGTAAAGGACTCCAGTAATTTCGCTTGTGCCGAAATCGTCGTTAGATTCGGAAAGCTTTGAAGAGGTAAGCGTGATTCCAGAAAAGTCAGAACCGCTTGTGATTGTAGACAATGACGCGGTGCCTTTGGTTTTTACCGTCACGGTCTGCGTTGTGCGCGGCTTGGGAATGGCTTCAACAGTGAGTCCGGTTGCGCCTTTGATGGTTGCAACCTCCACATCTGTAGAGCTTTCCGAGCTTTGCAAATAGCCTGCAGGGGCTGTTAATCCGAATGTGTCTGTGACTCCGAATGCGGGCATAATAATTAAGGTTTTGGGCCGTAGCCAATTGTGGATGTGAGAGTTGTGGCCCAATGCCGCTCGGTATTGGCGCCGTCAGAAGATTTGGAAATGATGCCGTAAAGCTGCACAGCGTCTGAATCAATTTCGAGATTCGTGAGAAAACCAGACACGTCTTTTACAAATGCAATGTGCTCCGCAACTGTCGAATCATCAGCCTGTTGCGCCACTGCAACTGTGAGTTGACCAGTCCACAAAGGCGAGTTAAGCAGCGAGTTTCCGCTCAAACTCAAAATGATACACGGCATTGTGATCCGCTCGTTGTCATGCGGCAGGCCCACAAAGGTCGTTGGGAAAGCGTCTTGCAAACTGTTGCGAATGGCATCGCACATCGCCAAATCAAGGCTCATCGAGAAACGTCCTCCAGGTACAAAGTCCAAGAAACCGGATGTTCAGCGGTTCGCACAATACGCAGTGGAGTGCCGGCAATCGTCAGCCTGTCGCCCTTCACTGGTACTGGAAACCCGCGTTTCTGAATTACAATAGACGAGGTGCAGTAAGTCGCAAAGCCCCCAGCTTCAAGGATTTCGTGCGTGTCCGTCTGATTGATTACGCCACGCCACGTCTGCCCCTGATAAACAAACTCTTCACCCATAATGGCAAGAGCTTGGTCGGTTGCGTCTGCGGCTATGGCAAACCAGTTCATTTGCGGCGAAACTGCTGCTGCTGTGGTTCTGCGGGTTTGGCTTCAGCTTTGATCTTGCGATGCAGTTCAACCGGCGGATTTATAATCAAAGACAAAACGCTGTCTCGGCTTGCTTTGTGCGTTTTGTAAAAACGGAGTGCCTCTTCTGGGCTGGCCGTGGAAAGCACCACTTGTGGCCCTGCGCCAACGTCTTCAAGAACTAGTGAGATTTTCATTTGAGATATTAGCAAAAGAGGGGACGGCCATTACGCACGCCCCCTCTCGAGTGATTTTAACTTAGGGCTGGACGCTAACAACGCGGACGCCCATGCCAGTGCCCACGGCGCATCCGTAGATGAGGCCAACGTGAATGCAGGTCTGGCCCAAGGAACGGTCGTAGAAACGGCGGAAGGTCACCGGCAGGCCAAGTCCTGGGACAATCACTTCAGCGATCTCGATGGAATCCTGCATTGCCGCCTCAGGGTTGATGCGGCGAGCGGCCATGATGAGCGCGGAGGAATGGCCAGCTAAACCGGCGAGGTTTTCGCTATTGCCGTCAACCAGGTTTGACTCGTACACGTCAAACGCGGTCACGCGAGGCACAACGCCTTCAGCTTTGTCAGCGGTGATGCCGGGGATTTCAGCGGCATTTAGCGTCTTCAGCAATGCGCCATAATAGGCGTTATTGAGAAGAGCAAAACGGCCAGCCTTGGGAGCCTGAAGCGTATTGGTGAGGGAAGCACCAATGTCGATCAAATCAGAGCGGTCAAAGTTTGCAGCCGTCGAGAAATAATAATTTGGGAATGCCGCAGCAGTCACCAAATCATTAATCGCGCCAAAAACATCAGCGCCCAATGCATCAAGCATAGGATTCAGAAAAAGACGCTCAAACGAGATAGAAGATTGAAGCACCTCAATGTCAGTAAATCCAAGCGTAACGCCGCGATGCTTGTCGAGGTTGATCGTTTTTGCAGTCGTCTGCGCTGCGCTCGGAGCATAACCGGCAGTTGCAATGTTTTGAACTGCGGGTTTAGTTGCATAACGGGTTGTAACAGAGCTGCCTGCTGTGGCGATATCTGTGGAGAAATCCGTCGTGATTCCGCGCAATGGCGCGAACATGGAAGTGAGGTGAGGTAGCGACTGCTGGGACAGTTGGCTGAGGAATACGCCGTTTAAAGTGTTAGACATAAACTAGTTGTGTGTAAGTTGTTGAGTTGAGTTATTAACGGGCCATTTGGCCTTTGTGCTTTTTGTAAAAGTCGTTTCTTTCGCTGAAACCGAGCGTGTTGTACTCGGCCCAAAGTTCAGATTTGCTGCGAACGCTGCCTGCTGTTTCCAAAGTGATGGCAACAGGTTCGACGCCGATGTTGGCGACGATTGCGTTAGCGCGTTCGGAAGCGGTAAGTTTTTCAGCCTCAAGTTTCGCGATCACTGCGGCTTGATCGGCGGCAGCCATTGAAGCGGCAGCCAGCGAAGCGGCTAGCTCTTGGTGTTTGTCGGTCAGCGCGTTGAGTGCGTTGAGCGTGGTCGCGTGTTCATCGGCCAGGATTTCCAGAGCCTGCGCATCAGCACGGGCAGCGGAGAGCGCCTCCAGCGCGGTGGCAAGGGTATCGGGTTGATCCATACCTAACCCGACCTTGTAAAAAAAAACACCCGCCTGGCGGTTAAACCAGACGGGTGAAACAATGAACAATGAAGCCTACACGAGAGAAACTAAGCGGTCGTAAGCTAACTGTTCCGCACCTATTTTGTCAATAAGCTTATTTTGTAGCGCGCGTCCAGCCAAAAAGCATTGCCCACGCATTGCGCTTGCTGGTACGTTTCGGTTACGCAAAACATTGTCGCGGAATAAATTAAACGAGTCCTGAACGTATTCAGCAAGCGACGCGTTTTGCGCTGCCGTTAAGCTTGGACCCATCATTGCTCCTTTAAGGTCGCCCTCGGAATTAGTTATTGGCGCCCACTCCATGCCTTCTTCGGCCCACATAGCGCCATTGTCCACCCACGGAATTATAGCGCCGATGCTGCCAACTGTGGCACTCGGAGATGCCCAAATTTCTCGGCAACTCGCGGCAATATTATACGCGGCAGAGCACGCCATCCCATCGGTGTAGGCAAGCGTCGGAATCTTGCGAGAGATCAGTTGGATTTGGTCAGCGATCTCGGAATTGCCCGTGCAGGCGCCACCAGGAGAGTCAATCTCGAGCCAAATGCCGCGCACGTTGGCTTCCATTGCGGCTTCTAGTTCGCCCTCAATGTCTTCGTAATCAGTTGCGCCGCAGCATTTTTCGATGGGAGAAATTCCCTTTGCCAGCGTTCCGCAGATTTCGATGTGCGCGATCCCATTGGGGTCAATGGTCATTGGTTCCCGCTGCTCTGCATACATGCTCATGTCGGGCATTTCGTCATCATCCATGCGCGTCAAACGAGCCTGGACAAGGCGATGCACTGCATCAAACCCACCGGCAGTTATAAACCAGGGTTGATTATAAACTCGGGAAAGAATGCGTGAAAAGCTCATGGGTTTTGAGTAGGCGCCACCATGTCGGCAGGTTGGCCGTTAGGGGTGAGGGTTCCAAAAACCGAGCGAGGCAACCCACTGCGCGCCATACGTTCGCGGATGTTAATCTCCTCAGCCTCGATCTGGTCGAGGTGCTCATCAAGCGTCACGCCGCCGGATCCTAGTATGTCAGTCATCGAGCGCATCCCAGCCCGGAAGCTTTCGATGGCGTCGCGCGAGGCGTAGCCGGAGTCCGCGGTTAGTTGCGGAGGCGCCGTAAATTTGAATTGATACGCACCACCGCGCTCAGCGTCGCTGCCTTTGTATGGCGGCAGAAGCCCCAGCTTGATGGCGTTGGCAATGGCAAAGGCGCACCGGCGTTTGCAAAACTGCGAAAGGTACTGATGCCGATCACTGATCGCACGGTTGGCTAGCTCCAACATGATCCGGACGCTGGCACCGCCCAGCTTGCTCATGTCCCAGCCCAGTTCCGGCGGCCAGCCCATTGCCAACAAAGCGTCGCGGATGATCCGCTCTTGCAGGCGGTCCTGCGCCTCAGAAGGAACTTCGCTTTTCAGCTGGCTGATTTTGGACCCAGAGCCAGCGCGGAAATATTGAACCGTCCCTCCGAGAATGGCTTCAGCTTTGATCCCCTCAAAGCCCGGTTGAACATAATTATCAGCAAGAGCAAATGCCGGATCATTAGGATCCCCCACGCCACTTTCGGTTTCCATAATGAGAGCGATTTTTGCTGCTACATTGGATGCCAACCGGATATCATCACCAAGTTCCTTAAGACTTTGGAGCCCCAGGATGGCAGGAGCCAGCCCAGTAATGCCACGCGCTTGGCCGATTTCTCGCCGGTCGCAAGTCAGCATTGCCGACTGCGCGGAAACATCGCGGTCATCCTCTGGCAGTTCGCCTAAAATGCGATAGGCCACAGGACGTCCCGCTGCATTTACGATCACGCCGTTGAAGATTCTAAGACCTTTGTATCTGCCCTCAGTAAGTACCTCGGGAGTAGCTCCACGGTCCCCGACCTGGTGCCAAGGGACCATCTGGAGTTGCGGGAATCCAGAAGGCGAAAGGGTGCAAATTGTTAAACAGTCCCCATCTCGGTCGATAGCAACCGACTCGAGGAAAAGAGCATCCCACCACGACGAGCCGTCCGTGTACGCAATTTGGAACCAATCGTTTAGCCATGCTTCCGCCAACTTACCCCAAGCTTTATCCTCGCCGGTGTAGATCGGACGCATTGCCTTTCCGACCGTCAGCATTGCCCGCTGGTCGATAGCGGAGTTTACAAGCCCCACATTCCAATAAAGCTTCCGGGCAGCACTGGTCAGCGTGCGCCACTCCCCCACCGGCAACTCTCGGTTGATGCTTTTGGTATGCTGCTGGTAAAATGGACGCTGCCCTAGCGATCCACCCTCAATCAGCCGTTGACGACGGTACACGTCAAAGTTTGCCTGGACAGTAGGCTTTTTGATCCAGCTTTTGACTTTGTCGAGCAAACTCATACAAAATAGACATTGCTGCGCGTAATGGGCCGGCAGACGCCCCGCTCTTTGTAGCTAATTGCAAGTTGAACGTGCTGGAGCGTGTCTAGGCAACTCATTCCCGCCGTGAACGTAAAGCTGGAACCATTGACAGTTGAGGCGCTTAGATAGCCTCCCTGCCCCGAGATGACCTTGTCCAACAACTCGTCACGGAGTGCGCGGAGCTCCATTAAATCGCGCGACAGAAACGCTTTGAGAATGAGTTGAGGAATCGCGGCAGCCATTACTTAAGGGTGGCGGTGTAAAAAAAACGGCGCCCCCCGCCAAGAGAGCGCCGCTGAACTAGAAGAGTGAGCGATCACCCCGAAGAGACCCAAACTTTATTCCCCAGTCGCCTCCGAGTCAATCACTGTCTCGCGCAGCAGCCCCAGCATCAACGCCACCGCTGTCACCATCGCTTCGCAATCGCCCATGTGATTGTCCCTGTGAATTTTTACATACCGGCGCTGAATGGTCTTTGTAAACTTGTCGACGACCTCCCGTTTGGCCTCGGCCACGATCTGTTTGAGATAATCCTTAGGAGTGTCCAACCCGTACTCCCAGACTGGAGATCCCATGGCGCGGAGTTGGGCAAAACGGTCTTTAACCCCTTCGTTGGCCCAGAAAATATATCTAGCCCGTCCCCCGGTCGGGGCCGCCGCGTCTTTTACTGGCGAATAAAGTTTGTCCACCATTTTTTGCCCAACCGAATGTTGAAACGATTTCCTGCCCGAGCCGTGGAGTGCAGTCCAATTCCAGCGGGCGCAGCAAGCGTAGGTCAACCCCGTGTCGTACTGAGCGTCCATGAAAGTCAACTTGTCGTGCACTTTGAGCCGTTGCTGGATCTGCCGGAGCTGCTCCTCAGTCAACACCTTGCCGCACCAAATTAGTCGGCTAGATCCATCAGAGCGCCATGCGCGGCAGACTGCCCAGAAATGATCCCGCTGGCGGTCGACGGACATTAGCCGCTTTGCCTCGCCGTCAATTGGTTGCCCGTCTCCGTGGTCAGCCAAGTGGTAATCTCCCGCCGTCAAATTAATCTCCGGCGATTCTTGCTCGTCGCTCCAGCTTTGAGCCGTGCGTTTTTGTCGAAACTGCTTTAGCGGCTCAAGGTTGCCACGCCGTTTTTCCTCGTTGGCTTTGAGCCATTCGACAACCATATCGGCCCAGGCAATCCACCAAACCGCCTGCGCCCCCCAGGTAAACGAGATGTTGCCAGCAATTGGCTGTGCGCCCTGCTCGACCTCGTAACGCCCCCTGCTCGCCATCCCGCGCCTCCCCTGAGTCGTGTCCAGCGTAACGTGCGCACAGAGCGGGCACTCATGCCGCACCGACGCCATTACGGCAGCCCAGTTCCATTCGTTTTTTTCGTCGCGGGCCTCGTCGTATTTTATCGAGGTCCACAAATACTTATGCCATTCGCCGCAGCTTTCGCATTCAGTGCCCCACTCGTGGACGACCCCAGAGTGAAACTCGCGGTCGAAATCATCACCGGTTTTGCTCCCTTGCGAAACCAAAATGGTTTTGCGGTTCCACCTGTCGTGATGCCGCTTTTTAAGTTCGTCCACTAACCCCGGCTCCCAGCGCCAACACTCATCGCCGTAGCAATACCTCATGGATTTTTCCTGTAAGCTGCTCATATTGGCGCCGTTAAGGAAAAGCGCCATATGCGGAAACATGATCGCCGTCTTCCGTTTTTGGTGCCGGTCATGCGGAAACAACCGAGCCACTGGCGGGCAAGATTCAAGGATGGGCATCAACCGAGATTCGGCCCATTCCTTGGTCGTCTCATCGGTCTGGCCGACTAACATCATTGGCCCAGGCTGCTGCGCAACAATCCACGGCACAACCAACTCCAGCAACGTTGTCTTTCCTCCGCCCGTCGGCGCCCGGGCAACAATCTGCTTGACGCGATCATCGCAGACTGCGCGGAAAATGTCGTTAAGCCAGGGAGCGTTGTCCGGCTGAAACCGTGTCGAGCGCGCCGAGTGGGGCAGCCGGACGTGCTCCGCTAGCCAATCCAGCGGGTCACCTTGGTAGCTGGTCACGATACCAGCGGCAACGCCTTCCTTAAGTGGATTCATTCAGCTTGGCCTTTACCCTGTCCAATAATAAGTCAATGCGGCCCTGTAGCTTGGGCCGGACTTCCTCCTCAGACTGCCCCGCGATTTGGCCAGTGAGGTCGTTCACCAGTGCTTGGCACTCCGCCGACAAGATGGCACCAATCTGCACCCCCGCCTCCCGCACCTCAGCGCGGTTGATAAGTTCGCCGCGGGCCTGGGCGTTTTGGATCTCTAACCGCTCCACCTCTAGCATTGTCTTGCGGAGCTTCGCGTCTGGCAAGTCGACTGGAGTTTGTTTCTTTCGAGCTTCAATCCACGCTTTTGCTTTTTCTGGACAATCCAGAGGCATGCCCTTGTGGGCCTGTTGGGTAATCCATTGCCGGGAGCGCCCTAGTTTTTTGCCCATTTGGGAATGCGACAATGTTGCCAAAGGCGTTTTTTTCAGATTACTCATAAAAAA